ACTTCAATTATTTTTAAAGTACGCCAGAAGAGGTGGGGGAGGAGGAATGTCTGGAACGATTGCAGCAGATACATATGCTCAATCACTTCCTATTAAACAAATAGATCCTCTTAAAATTTCACAATTACCGACCTATAGAACCAGAGATTATGCTTTTGGTGGCCGTGTTGGTTTTCAAGACGGGACACCAGACCCTAGATGGAATCAAATTATATCTGCATTTGAAAATACAGATCTTATTGAAATGTTAGAAAAAGAAAACGAGCCTAGTCTTAAAGAAGAAATATTTGGTAAAGAAGGAGAAAGATCTGCAGTACAAAGATTATATGAAACATTTAATCCAAAAGCTCTTCCATATTATGCGGCGAAACTTACAAAAGGTTTGACGTTAGCTCCCGAGTTTGCAGGTAGGCTTACATTAGCTGCTCCTAAGGCTTTAGGAGAACTTGTTCAAGGTAAAAAAGGTGTTGGAGCAGAGTTTGCTGAAAACATAAATCCAAAAGTTACACAGAAACAAGTTGTTGAAAGATTTGGTTTACAAAAAATTATAGATGACATGGAAAAAAATGTTACAGGCTCACAAAAAACTTCTGGTGATTTATTTGAAATGGTTGGTGAATCAGTTGGTCCCGCAACAGGTCTTGGTTACTTTGCAGCAGCGGGTAAAGTTGCAACAAAAGCTGTAAAAGAAATTAAAAAATATGCAGGCGGCGCGGAAGCGGCAAAACAATTAGAAAAAAGTATAGAGGAAAAAGCAGCGTCCCTACAAATGACAAGAAGAGAATTTAATAGTCTACTGGCAACGGGTGGAGTTATAGGTTTAGTAAAAGCTCTTGGCCTCGACTCCTTGTTTCCTGCAGCAAAACAAATTGCTAAAAAAGCTGCACCAGAGATTGTAACAAAAGGTGGCACACCAAAATACTTCTTTGACTTTGTAAGTTTAATTAAGAGCAAAGGAGACGATGTATCGGAAACAGCTTCGACTGTTGAGAGACAAAAAGTTTATGATTACAAAGGATACACAATGACTGAAGATATAAGTTCAGGTGAAATAAAAATATATAAAGATACTGAAGGTGGAGGAACTTATAGTACACCTGACGGAGACTTGGATACATACGACGGCATTATGTACAAAGAAGAAATATCTTACACACCAAAAGAAACAGTATTAAATGATAAAGGTAAACCTGTAGAGGTTCCCGACATATATGAAGAGAGCACATTAAAACCCGATATGGACGGCGACTTGGCAGATGCTGAAGGTGGATTAGAATCCATTGATGAAATACTTGATATCTTATCTCAAGGCGGTAAAAAATACAGTTTAGATGAATTAGCAGAAATGGGAATTAATCCAGCAGGACTTGGTAAAAGCGAGTTGAAAAAAATTTTAAAAGACCCAACAGAAATTAATAATCTTAAAGGGGACGATATGTTTAAAGACACCCTAAACAAAATAAAGTACAGATCAGAAAAAGCAGAGGGTGGTATTATATCGGGTGTAAAATCAGGACCCCCACCAAAATCTGGTAAGACACCACATGGGTTGCCTTATGTTGCAAAAAATGTTAGACCAATCAAGGAGCGTAATTAATGGCAGATATTGACAAGACTCTTTCGGAGTTAGGAACCTCTGTAAAAATAGATGGACCTGATCAAGAAGTAGAAATACAGAAACAAGAAGAAGCTAACAAACCACCTGTTGAAATAAACCCAACAGAAGATGGTGGTGTAGAATTAAACTTTGATCCAAGCAAAGTAAATATTGAAGGACAACCTAATCACTTTGATAACTTAGCAGAATTATTACCAGACGATATTTTAGAACCTATTGGTTTAGAATTATTTTCTAACTATACAGATTACAAATCTTCAAGAAAAGATTGGGAAAGATCTTATACAGAAGGTTTAGACCTTTTAGGATTTAAATACGAAAACAGAACAGAGCCTTTTCAAGGCGCTTCGGGTGCCACGCACCCTGTACTAGCAGAAGCCGTAACACAGTTTCAAGCTGGTGCTTACAAAGAATTATTACCCGCAGAAGGACCGATTAGAACACAGATTGTTGGTAACAGCGATCCACAAAAAGAGGCACAAGCACAAAGAGTAAGAGAGTACATGAACTACGAACTTATGGAAAAGATGCCCGAGTATGAACCAGAGTTTGACCAAATGTTATTTCACTTACCTCTTGCAGGATCCGCATTTAAAAAAGTTTATTATGATGACATCATGCAAAGAGCAGTATCTAAATTTGTACCTGCCGATGATTTAGTTGTACCTTATTCTGCTACATCTCTTGATGATGCAGAAGCAATTATGCACGTTATAAAAATGTCAGAAAATGATTTAAGAAAACAACAAGTAGGTGGTTTTTATTCTGATATCGAATTAGGTTCACCTGCTGTTTTTAAAAACGAAGTTGAGTCAAAAGAAAGAGAACTAGAAGGCACTAAAAAATCAGGTAGACCCGATCAAGTCTATACTTTGTTTGAGTGTCACGTTAATTTAGATTTAGAAGGTTTTGAAGATAAGGATGCGAACGGAGAACCTACAGGAATTAAGCTCCCTTATATTGTTACTGTAGACGAAGGTTCGCGAAAAGTTCTTTCTATTAGAAGGAACTTTAATCCTGACGATCCAAAAAAAGCTAGAGTCACTTACTTTGTCCACTTTAAATTTCTGCCAGGACTAGGATTCTACGGATTTGGATTGATCCATATGATTGGCGGATTGAGTCGAACGGCAACGGTCGCTCTCCGTCAATTGTTGGACGCAGGTACGCTATCAAACTTGCCAGCAGGATTTAAACAAAGAGGTGTAAGAGTTAGAGATGAAGCATCACCGATACAACCAGGTGAATTTAAAGATGTAGATGCACCGGGTGGTAATATTAGAGATTCATTTATGATGCTACCTTACAAAGAACCATCACCAACATTATTACAGTTGATGGGTATTGTAGTTCAAGCAGGACAAAGATTTGCGGCTATTGCAGATATGCAAGTAGGCGATGGTAATCAAGCTGCTGCAGTTGGAACTACAGTTGCACTTCTTGAAAGAGGTTCACGTGTTATGTCTGCTATTCACAAAAGATTATACACATCTATGAGATCTGAGTTTAGATTACTTGCAAAATTATTTAAAACATATCTACCCCCAGTTTATCCTTTTGATGTTGTGGGTGGAAGAAGAGAAGTTAAACAACAAGACTTTGATGATAGAGTAGATATCTTACCAGTAGCAGATCCAAACATATTTTCTATGTCACAAAGAATTACGATTGCACAAACAGAACTACAATTAGCTACATCTAATCCTAAGATTCATAATTTATATAATGCATACAGAAAAATGTATGAGGCACTTGGTATAAAAGATATAGATAAAATTTTACCACCTCCAGCACCGATTGCACCTAAAGATCCGGCGTTAGAACACATTGATGCATTAGGAATGAAACCATTTCAAGCGTTTAGAGGCCAAGATCACACAGCACATATGACAGCCCACTTAAATTTTATGGCAACAAACATGGTTAGAAACAATCCACCTGTTATGGCTGCGATTGAAAAGAATTGTTTAGAGCATATTAGCCTAATGGCTCAAGAACAAATAGAATTAGAGTTTGCAGACACTATTCAACAGCTTCAACAGATGCAACAAATGGCACAACAGAACCCGCAGATACAAGCACAGCTTCAAAAAATAACCATGGACATGGAAGCAAGAAAAGCAGTCTTAATTTCTGAACTGATGGGTGATTTTATGGAAGAAGAAAAGAAAATTACATCACAATTTGATGCTGATCCTCTTTTAAAATTAAAATCAAGAGAGGTTGACCTTCGTGCAATGGAAAATGAACGTAAAAAAGACGAAGGAGAACAAAAAATGGACCTTGATAGAGCAAAATTACTTCAAGCAAGACAATTAAACGAAGATAAACTAGATCAAAACGAAAAATTAGCTAAATTAAGAGCAGGAGTAAGTCTTGCAAAGGCTGGAAATCAAGGTATAACTGCAATTAAGGTAGAAGATTAATAAAAGGAACAAAAATATGATGAATTATAAAAAATCAAAAGAGGTTAAGATTCCAGAACAGAATGTTGAGATAGATCCTAGATCTAAAACAACAGCTGATGGCGCTTTTAACTATATTCCTACTGGAGACAAGGAAAAAGTTAGAGGAACTAAGAGAATGTTAACTGAAAAGAAAAAAATAGCTACTTGGTACTAATATGGCTTGGTTTAGTCTAGCAAAAATTGCTTTACAAGCGGGAAGTAAAATTTATTCTAACCGCCAGAAGACTAAAATGGCTATGTCTGATGCACAACTTATGCATGCCGAGAAAATGGCTCGAGGTGAGGAAACTTACCAAGGTAAATTGCTAGAAGCGAGACAAAACGATTATAAGGACGAATTTGTGCTCGTTATAATTTCGGCCCCTATCGTTGTGTTAATGTGGGCAGTGATGTCGGACGATCCAAGTGCAATGGAGAAGGTAAAATTGTTTTTCGAATACTTTCATGAGCTTCCGAAATGGTTCACTAATTTATGGGTGCTTGTAGTTGCGAGTATTTTTGGTATAAAGGGTACACAAATATTTAGAGGAGGAAAAAAATAATGGCTAATAGAAGATTTAACACACAAGTTAAAAAACCAGGCTTTTTAAAAGGCGGTCAAGTTAAACTTGATGCTAATAAAGATGGTAAAATATCTGCAAAAGATTTTGCGCTTTTAAAAAAGAAAAAGAAGAAAAAAGTAAAAAAAGTATAATGAAAAAAATTAAAAATTTTTTTAAAAACTTAATAGAAAAAACACTAGGCAAAAGATGTCTATGCGGGAGAAAAAATGGCAAATAAATATCATACAACTAAAAGTGGACGTAAAGCTAAAAAAGGTTTGTACTACAACATCATGATGAAAAAAAAACGTGGTGGTAAACCTAGAAAACCAGGATCTAAAGGTGCACCTACAGCTAAAGCGTTTAGAAAATCAGCAGAAACAGCTAAAAAAACATAATGAGAAAACAGGATAATATGCCTGCAAGAAATAAGAAAAATTTCAGACCTACAAAGTCTGGAGCAGGTATGACTCAAGCCGGTGTCAAAGCCTACAGAAGAAAAAATCCCGGTTCTAAACTAAAAACAGCGGTGACTGGCAAAGTCAAACCAGGATCTAAAGCTGCAAATCGACGTAAGTCGTACTGTGCAAGAAGCGCAGGCCAAATGAAACAATTTCCTAAGGCTGCAAAAGATCCTAACTCAAGACTAAGACAGGCTCGCAGAAGATGGAAGTGTTAAGTGCAATTAGAAACAGTAATCAATAGACTTTTAAAATATCTATCAAGAAGAAATGAAGAATTGTCAGCAGCCGTTACGTCAGGAGGTATTGACAATATGCAAAAATATAACTATATAATAGGACAGATAACAGCCCTAGAGGCAACTAAACAGGAAATCTCTAACCTGCTAAAAGATAAGGAGCAACATGGAACAGTCATCGACATCAAAGATAAAACTACCGAATAAAGAATTGGTAGGAGTCAAAAAAGAAAAAGATTTTACAGCAGAAGATTCAAATAAACTACCACAGCCGACTGGTTGGAGGATGTTAGTTTTACCTTTCAAAATGAAAGAGAAAACTAAAGGCGGGTTAATACTTGCCGATGCAGCCTTAGAGAGACAACAAGTTGCGTCGCAATGTGGTTTAGTTTTAAGAATGGGTCCAGATTGTTACAAGGATAAGGAAAAATTTCCTGAAGGTCCTTGGTGCAAAGAACAACAATGGGTAATGTTTGCCCGTTATGCTGGATCAAGAATAAAAATTGAGGGAGGAGAGATACGTCTGCTAAACGATGACGAAGTTTTAGCAACCATCGAGAATCCAGAGGATATCTTGCATGAATACTAATATCATAGGAGGAAACTATGCCAACTGAAGAAAAAATGGTTGATCTAGATACATCCGGCGAAGGTGCTGTGGTTAATCTAGAGGAACAAAAAGACGAGTCGGTAGTTAATACCGAGGAGCCGAAAAAAGAACAAGTAGAGACGAAACAAGAAGAAGTAATAGAAGAGCCAAGAGAAGAATTTAAAGAAGGATCAGAACCTGAAAAAAAGGACGAAGAAAAATTAGAAGACTATAGCAAAGGAGTTCAAAAACGTATTTCTGGGCTTACTAAACGTATGCGTGAAGCAGAGCGGAGAGAGAAGGCCGCTTTGGATTATGCAAAAGCAGTTGAAGACAAAAGAAAAACTTTGGATTCTAGATTTGGACAAGTCAATAAAGACTATGTATCTCAATTCGAAAAAAGAGTTAAAGATGGAATGGAGTCAGCACAAAAAGAACTATCCTCAGCGATAGAATCTGGTGATGCTACTGCACAAGTCAATGCTCAAAAAAGAGTTGCTGCATTATCTATTGATGAAGCTAGATTAAATGTTATGAAGGAGTCATCTCCAGCAAAAGAAACACCAGTCAAATTAGAAGACGAAGTGAATCTACCTAGAGAAACACCATCAGAACTACCTAACCCTGACCCTAGAGCGGAATCATGGGCATCTAAGAATACTTGGTTTGGACAAGATAGACCAATGACTTTTACTGCTTTTGAGATCCATAAAGATCTAGTGGAAAAGGAAGGGTATGACCCAAAATCAAATGATTATTATACGGAAGTTGATAAGAGAATAAGACTTGAGTTTCCGAATAAATTTGATATAAAGGACAGTAATACGTCGGCTAGACCGACGCAAACTGTAGCTTCGGCAAGACGAGTAGTTAGACCGGGCACAAAAACTGTGAAACTCACATCATCACAGGTAGCAATAGCTAAAAAATTAGGTGTGCCGCTCGAAGAGTATGCGAAACAATTAAAAATCACGAAGGAGGTATAAGCATATGGAAAATGAAAAAATAAAAACTTCTCGTGCGAACCAATCTAGGTCTAAATCTGAAAGACCAAAGGTATGGGTTCCACCGTCATCTTTAGATGCACCCCCTGCACCTGATGGATTCAGGTACAGATGGATAAGAGCCGAGGTAGCCGGTTTCCAAGATACGAAAAACATAACTGGACGATTAAGAGAAGGTTATGAATTAGTTCGTGCCGAAGAAGTCGAAAATGCAGGTGACTATCCAATTCTCGAAGAAGGGAAATACAAGGGGGTTATCGGAGTTGGAGGCCTTCTTCTTGCGAAGGTGCCGATTGAGATCGCACAGCAACGTCAAGACTATATGACTAATCGTCATAAAGACAGAAGCGAAGCAGTAGCAAACGATCTTATGAGGGAGCAAGATAGTAGGATGCCTATCAACGTTGATAGACAATCTCGTGTAACCTTCGGTGGTACAAAGAAATAATTTTTTAGTTATTTCTCGGGTTAATCCCTATCATCGATTTAATAATAATCAGTCTATGGAAACATGGACACAAGGAGAAACAACATGGCAAACAAAAACAAACAAGGTTTTGGACTTATTGCTGCGGGTATGCTCGGACAAACTCCGGCTACACAAGGCTTAGGCAAGTACAAAATCGATGCTGGTTATGCTACTACGCTCTACAATGGTGGTGCTGTAGCTTCTGCTGCTGGTTATATTGTTGATGGTCAGGGAACTGACACAGCAATTATTGGTACATTGAATGGAATCTTCTACAACGCGGCTACAACTTTGAAGCCGACGTTCGCGAATTTCTACACTCAAGTAACACCAGCGAACTCAGAAGATATAGACGCTTTTGTATACGATGGCCCAACACAGCAATACGTAGTATCAACTGATGCTGCGGTAGCTCAAGCCGGTTTTCTAGAAACGTACGACATGAACGCATCAGCTGGTAGCGATATCACTGGTAAGTCTTCATCTACACTAGATATCGGTGATACAAGCGCGGATGCTGCCACATTCAGACTGTTAAGAACTGCAGAAGATCCTGAGAACGAGGATATTACTGTTGGTTTTGCATCTGTAGTGGTTGTTCCAAACTTGATTGAACTACAAAACTAATCTGAATAGGAGATAAATTATGGCAATATCAAGATCACAACTAGTAAAAGAACTAGAGCCAGGATTGAATGCACTATTCGGCCTGGAATATAAGAGGTATGAAAATCAGCATGCTGAGATTTATACTACAGAATCATCTGACAGAGCTTTTGAAGAAGAAGTAATGTTAAGTGGTTTTGCAAACGCGCAAGTAAAAGCAGAAGGTGCAGGAGTCTCTTTTGACGAAGCACAAGAAACTTTTACAGCGAGATACACTCACGAGACCGTAGCTCTAGCATTTGCTATCACGGAAGAAGCTATCGAAGATAATCTCTACGATAGACTAGCTTCTAGATACACAAAAGCTTTAGCAAGATCTATGAGTAACGCTAAACAAGTAAAAGCAGTAGAACCTTTAATCAACGGTTTTGGAACTTTCCAAACTGGAGATGGAGTTGCTTTATTTAGTGATTCTCACCCGACAGTAGCAGGAACGTTTTCAAACACGTTAGGCACTGCGGCGGATCTTAACGAAACTTCATTAGAACAGTCGATGATTGACATCGCGGCTATGACTGATGAAAGAGGTCTAAGAGTTGCAGCAAGAGGAGTAAAAATGGTTATTCCTTCGAAGCTTCAGTTTACAGCTGAGAGATTGATGAAATCTCAAGGTAGAACTGGAACAGCTGACAATGATATCAATGCAATCGTATCAATGGGTATGGTTCCTCAAGGTTATAGAGTGAACAACTACCTAACAGATGACGATGCGTTCTATATCTTGACAGACGTGCCAAACGGCATGAAAATGTTTAACAGAGCACCGTTAACGACTGCAATGGAAGGTGATTTCGACACTGGCAACGTAAGATACAAAGCTAGAGAAAGATACTCATTTGGAGTATCAGACCCTAGAGGTATTTTCGCGTCACCGGGTGCGTAATAACTAATTAGAAAGGGGGCTTTCGGGCCCCCTTTTTTTATGGTAGAAAGATAAGAATCATGAAAACATTTCGCATACAAATAAGAGCATATGGTTATTATGCTGACTTCAAACTTACGTCTGAAGATAGTAGCCAAGCTTTTGAAAATCAACTAGTTGACAGACTAGGAAAAAATGATATTGTATGGGAAAAAGATGGATTTATTAACCATCGAAAACTATGGCTAACTTACGAGGAGATCATAGATGCAGACTCAGGTAAGAGACCTTTACAAAACGAAGAGGGGTCTCGAGACAGAATGGGCGGTGCAACAGCGTGATAACCAAAGGTATACTTTGGATATGGTCCGAATTGACAATAAAATTAGAGAAGTTGTTAATCAGATCAAGCAGGAAGAAGCTAAAGTAGCTAATCTTGTTAATAAAATTGAAGACGCAGCACCCGAAGTTTCAGTAGCTACTTAGTCCAAGCTACATCGCTGAAATCGTACTTTCCTATAAGGCTCTCTTGCACTTCATATAAAACTAAGCTATAAATTACCCACTATACAAAATAAAGATCATAGACGCGTATAGTCGACGGCCTAGAGACTATGATCTGTAAACTAGGAGGATATAAATATGGCAAAAACAACGTTTTCAGGACCGGTGATTTCCAAAAATGGATTTCAAAATACGGGACCTGGCATGACAGTTAGCTTAACAGCTGACACAACTTTGAC